TCCGTAATACGTGGAAATTCAGTCTTGCAGAAGGCCATCAACCTACAGAGAAATCACACTTGAAGGCAGTTGCTCTTGGTGCTACAGGTTCTAGTCCACGTGATCGTGATGACGATGATAGTGATATTTATCGCTCTGAACGCAATGACCGAAGCAAGAAAGCTAAGCCTAAGGCCAATCGTCCAAAAGGCATATTTGCTAGTGGGTGGGGTTAAACTGTAAATACATAGTATATCAACTGGATATGCACTATGACAAAGAAAGCCAAAGAAATAGAAGAGGATGGCTTAGATAGTAAAGGCCGTCCTCCTATAGAAATATCGACCAATTTCGACAAAGATTTGGAGAAGCTGCTTCTTACACGTGGTATGGACAGACTTGTGCTTGCTAACAAGCGTGCCACTTTCCTTGTGGATGAAGTGGTTACCCATTTCAAACCTACAGTAAAAGACGTTGTTACCCGGCGCCATGGTACTCAAAAACAAATTGATGTGACTCACAAGCTGTTTAAGAATCCGTTGAAGAAAAATGGAGTGTTTGTAGTAAATTCGTTTCCTACTGACACTCGCGCCAAGATGTATGCAGCCGGCCTCATGGCACAAGCATCTATCGATTGGTCTGATTTAACAGCTCAACAACGCCGTGGTCGTTCATTACCTTTGTGGGTACGAATACTTGGCTCTGGCGATTTCGACCAAATCAAAACAATAAAAGACTCCAATCCGTGTATGCTCGTCATATCAAACATAAATGATGAATCGTCACAGCATAAAGCTGAAAGGCTTCGTGATATTTTGGATGTGTTTGATAACATACCTCGTATTGTAGTTACTGCTGGTGAGGACCCAATATCATTTATGATGCGCCGCGTGTTTTATCCTATTGATGGAGCTGTGCGTTTGGGTTCCGATAATCGCATCAACATTATGGAAATGTAATATGTTTGGTTATTCAAACGTGACACTTTCACGTACATTCAAGAAGATTGGAATGCCCGCGCAGCCTCATCTTCTTGTGCAGTCCGCTTTGGATTTTGGTATAGTCAATGTGTATTCTTCACACCACGCAATTGAGTCGTGCGCTATCACGGAATATTCGCAACGACTCCCACGCATAACAACTTTCTTTGCTGGACAGCATGATGTTGATTATCATGCTCTGCTTCGTATGCTGACACGTAGCTGTTCCTTGTACGTGCTGTTTGTATCTAACCACGCTCTTGGTCCTGATGAAATGTTCGCTTTCAAAGATGAACTTGCTTCAGGTGAATTGCGCCAGCAGATTTACAATCATGTACGCAAATGTTTAAATCGTGGATGCCACAATCCTCTACTGATGGCATTCTATTTCTTTCAATATACCGATCATTCTATATTGGACGCCATAAGAAATATGGTAGGCGAATCAACTGTAGAATCTAGGTTCCAAGTATTAACAACATGAGGACATAGTTTTGATTACAACAATATTGACTCCGATCGGTAGTTGGAAACGTAAGTTTGCATGGCTTCCTGTATATCGTGAAGAACAGCCTGAAGTAATTCGCGGCGTTAAGCACACCAAGCGCACTAAAATTTGGTTTGAGCATTACTGGGAAATGCAGATTACTAACCAGCGCCGCGAAATCACTACGATTATCCAAACAAGTGACCAACGCTTTTCAGAGTTCTACGCTGAGCTTAGTGGTCTGCTTAGCTTTAAATATGACGTTGATGTGTTCACTATGCCTGATGCGTCAAAAGACACGGCCAAGCGCTTGTTCAACAAAAGCCGTACTCCTGTTCAGGTACTGGAAGTTCTTTCTGGTAAATCGATAAAAGATATTTGTGTTGAGTTAGTGGCAGCTTACGGTCCTATCAATCTCAAATACAACAAAGGACAGGTAGAAGGTGCTGCATCTGACTTTGACCTTTCTTTAGTAGAAGACGCTTTGCATTCTTGGATAGCTACAGCTTTCCCTGTAACTGCTTTGTCTGGTCGTACACTGCTACAGCATGTCCGTGACTTTGGCACACTTGGTAATGTAGGTCCACAGACACTGAAGACCTGTGTGCTTGCTTTCAATGAAATGTGGGAAACCAACAATATCAAAGTGACGTTGAATGCTGATGGTATCTGGATCGACTACTTAGGTGAAACTTATCGTATCGAAGTTAAGGAAAACAATGACTAATATCGAAGCACTGAACAGCTTACTTGCAAAATTAAATTTGCCTAATCACCGTAAAGTAGTTGAACTTAACGGGCGCAATTTAAGCTGGGTTAAAAAGCATGTTGACCGTACTGCTATTGACCAACGTATGCACTACCTTCTTGACATGAACGTGGCGCAACTGAAAGAACCATATGCAGGGGCCTAGTGCCCCTATTACAAAGGTGTCCTATGATGACTCAACTCATTCCTGTGAAATACCTTCCAGTTTTGTTCGAAGGTGAAACCAACGATGAATATACACAGGAAACATTACAGCGTCTCCTAAACGAAGAAAAGCAATTGAAGGCGCACACTGAAAATCTAAAAGAAGCGGTGACGAAGACCATAGAGGCATACAGGGAATATCCTGAATTTATCGATGCTGATGCTCAACTCCAGCTTGCTTTGTCTGAACTTGCCATACTTAAAGAACAGCAGGAGATGGATAGTCTCAATGCTGGTGCAGGCGAAGATGAAATGGATTTTGAACATGAGGATCTTCCTGAAGAAGAACCTGTTGCGATGGAACAGCCTGAGACAACTGCAACCAAACGCGCCTTAAAGGCTTTGTTCAAAAAGCTGTCTCTGTTGTGTCATCCGGACAGAACTCGCAATCCGTACTTGATTGAGCTTATGCCTACAATTGTACAAATGTACGAAGCGTCGGACTATCAAGGCCTAGTCGACCTGTATGAGAGTATTAAAGATGTCAACTCAAAGGTCAAGTCTCGCCGTGAAGATGCCCGTGCCCATTTAATTAACGCTATCAACAGCGCCAAATTGCGTGTAGCCCAGTTACAGCAAGAAATTGAGGCTATCCAATCTCAAGGTGGATTCCAGTTGATGATGCTACGGCATATGTGTTCTTCGATGGATGCTGCTGTCCGCAATGCTTGTCATAATATGTACCAAACATTGCATAAAGTAAAAATGGAAATCAACCATATGAAATCAAGCAGGAACGGCGGTTACTCGTTTTTCACTATGCACGATTTTGATTGATATTAGGCGTCCTTATGGGCGCCTTTTCCTTTTCTAATGCCCATCTTAAACATCTTGCATCGATAATTTTTGTGTAATGGTATTTGACAGTTTCAAATACTGTTTCACTGACCTTTAGGAGACTATCGATGCTTAATCCATCCAATCCCTCCGCGGGCGTCTACGGTAAAATAATTGATTTGAGCGAACGTATACCCAACGTGAGCAGTTCTGTGGCTGCCTTTGTGGGTGAAGCGGAAATGGGTGAAGTCGGGGTACCTGTTCTGGTTACTGACACCGGTGACAGGCAGGCCAAGTTTGGAACATTGAATCCACAACGCTACGGCTTCGCTGGTTACAGCTTAAATCAGTTTTTGAAAGTAGCGAACCGTGCTTACTTCTTACGTGTTGTCAACGGTGCAAAAACAGCACTAAGTTACCTTACTGTTGACGATACCGCTGCACAAAATCCTGTTATTCGACTTGTAAACAACACTATCCAGGGAACCAATACTCCTCAAGGTGTTGACGATCCACTGAATACAGTTGGCTTCTTGCCTACTCAGCCAGGTGTTGCAAACATCATGGGCTATTTCTGTGCAGCTAACCCTGGTAAATGGAACAACAATATCACTATATCTGTTGCTCCATCTAATCCTCAAGGTGTTGCTCTGCGCGGTAACGGCCACAATCCTCGCCACTTTGTTGTGAGTGTATGGTACGGTGCGTTAATCGCTGGCGTTGGTGCAACCGAACGCTTTGTAGTATCTCGTAACTACGAAGTTGATGAAAACGGCAATCAAATGTATATCGAAGACGTAATCAATTCACGTTCTCGTTATATCCGCTTCAAAAACAACGAACTGTGTCCTGTATTCGACATCGTTACAAGTGCCAGTGAGACAATGAACGGCGGTTTAGATGGTGCCCGTGCTACTGACGCACAAATCATCCAAGCTTGGGATAAGTTTAATGACCCTGAGCGTATTGAAGTTAGTATTTTGGTAAACTCTGGCTACACTAACCACAACATCCACCACAAGATGCTGCAGGTAGCTGAACAGCGTGGCGATGCTTACGCTATTCTGGATATGCCAAGCGACAAGCAACAAGTTGCAGATGCAATCACTTACCGTCGTCAGACATTGAATGCCAATACTTTCTACGGCGGCATTTATGCTCCTGACGTACTTATCTACGATGAATTTACGGATCGTCAGATTTATGTTCCTATCAGCGGCTACATTGCTACTGTTATGGCGTACACTGACAATACTAAATTCCTGTGGTTTGCTCCTGCTGGTATCAACGTGGGTATCCTCAATGTACTTGGCTTACGCCACAGCTACGACCAAGGTGCGCGTGATGCCTTATCCGAAGCTCAGGTTAACCATGTGCGTAAACTGCCTCAAGGATTGGGCTACTGCGTTTGGTCACAGTACACACTGTATAACCGTGCCAGTTCGTTCCAGGATTGTAACGTGGTTCGTTTGTCACTGTACATTCTCAAAGCCAGCAAGCGGTTCACTACCAACAAGCTGTTTGACCCGCAGGACCGTTTCTTACGGGCACAGGTTAAAACAGCCGCAGATGACTTTATGACGCCGATTCAGAACAATCGTGGTGTTTATGAGTACAGCAACATCTGCGACGAGCGTAATAATACCCCGGACATTATCGCCAACAACGATTTGGTCCTTGATATGATTTACGATCCTGTTATAGCTACCAAGCGTATTCATGTTCGCTTTAACTTGAATCCGAAAGGCAGCCGTATGACGGATGTAACCGCAGCATAACTGGGAGCGTTTTATGCCTACACCAACTATGGAACTGCGCTTGGAAGAATTCATTGATTCGTTGCATATTCTTGCAGGTATTGATGACCTTAACGACGAAACGCCTATTGTTATGCGTTTACGTAGCCAAGCCAATAACGAAACAATCACTGTGGTATGTGCTACAGTTGAACCTACTCGCATGGTATTACCTGCAAACGTAGTGTGGATCAACTTCAACCGCTCCAGTGAGTTCTATAAGCAGGCTTTAAAACGCACCTCAAAAGAAAGCAACGTGGAGACGCCAGAATTTAATCAGTCCTGGCGTCTGTTGTATTTTTACGAGGACGTTTTCGAGTCTCAGTATTATGACCCTGAAGATTTAGGCAACTTGGGTGACCCAGTAGGGCCTGCTACTGTCCCAGAGCTAGGTATGGTTCGTTTGAATCTTGCACCTGCTTCCGCTATGTCACCTCGTGTGATAAGCGAAGGACACAAGAGCCTGATTAACAACCGTGATCCACTACCTCACTTGGAGCAGCACCCTGAAAAGCCTGCTACGATTTTGGATGTAGAAGGAACTGTTGTTAGTATCATCGATCAGCCTAATCCTCTTAAGGACATGATGCTGCTATTGAATTCTGATGGAACTGCCCAGTGGCGCAAGCTTACTGAAGCCGATATTGATATGGAGGCGTAATGAGTACAATCTATGATTTCGTAGAAGCACTTGCTACTGCTTCGCGTATTGAGGACATAGTTCCTCAGTCGGCTACTTTTGTACGCCGCACAAATTCAGTCTTAGGTAAAACGGTATTGATTATCGTTAGCCACGAAGAACCACATGATGTACAGAATATACCACTGAATGTTCTGTGGGCCTGTTTTACTAAGTCAAGTCATATGTATCGCAAGCTGTACAAGCGTACTACACGCGACACAGATCCAGCTAATGGAACACAGAACACTTGGGTACGTGTGAATCATATTGAAGACATTTGGGAAGACCAAGTGTACGAGCCAGGCCAAGAGCCTGACCCGAGTGCTGCTCCTCCGATCGCATCAGTAGAACGTCGCGGTATTATGACTATCTCTAACGACAGTGATGATCCTGATTTGCCTACTGTAGTAGTTGCAGAAGACCCACGTAACACCGATCCACGTTATCCTTTGCTGCATGATAGTATGCACCCAGAGAAGCCTCTTGTGTCTGTGAAGACCCGCGGCCCTAACGTGACTATGAATTTCGGTGATGTTGTTGACGGTTATTTACCTATTGGCCGTTCACTGGAAGAAAGCGAGTATCGTAAACTGTCTGCAAGTGAAATACATGAGACAGCTCCAGCTTACGTAGGTCCTCCACGTGACCCAGCAACACTCGATTACGAACCTGAGACTTGTGAACTGTTTATTCCTGAACTAACGAATATGGAATACATAAACGGTGTTTCAGTTGGTCCTAAAGAGTTTACGATTCTGGTACGTGCTTACGGTGTTGTAGATACTGACACAGGCTTCCGTAATTTCTTGGGTTATTATCGCCCTAACACTGTCCGTGTTCAACGTGATGGTGAGACTCAGACATTGACAGGTTACACTTATACTGTTGGTGCTGTTGGTTCACATCAAATTTTTGCTGACTTGCGTGATGCTGCAGGCACTGCCACAGTAACTGTACGCGGCACGTTGGTAGGAGTATAACAGATGGAAGAATTGCAAAATTTTATTAGCAATTATACTCAGCTCAGCTTTTATCGTGGCATCGACCCTGCTAACCCAGTAGACTTTGTTGTTCAGCCTGACACAGACAATCCTGAAGTCTGGACGCTGGTAGCTTCTTATACAGAGCCTACGTTCTCGCGTATTCCTTACAATGTTCTGTGGATACCGATGGACTTAGCTGATGTTAACCACGGTAAAGTATTACGCCGCGTATCGCATGAAAATTCATCGTTCACGTACCGCAGTGAGTGGGAAGTAATTGCTGATTATGATGGACTGTTCACGCAGCCGCAGTACTGGCAAAGCGTATTGGAAGACCTGTCTGTTATAGGCATTGAGTCTCCTAATCAGAATCTGCCTGTTGCTACAACGTCAGCTATCGGTATTGCGTATTTGCAGCCAAACGATCCTGATGATGAAGGTGTTGTTGACCCAGTTCAGCCTATCGGTGTACTGGAAGACGATGTCCGCATGACAAATGATCGTTATCCGAACTACCACGAACATCCTGATTATGCACGTACCATGATCAAGATTAACGATACTCAATGGGCGCGTGTTGACCGAGCATTCCCGTTATTGCCTGGTCAGACGCTGCACTTAGACTTCGTTAACCCAAACAATCCAGATGAATGGATTGCATCATGGCGCTATCCTAAACAGGATTCAATTCAATTTGTAGACCGTTCACTGGTATACATTGAAATACGTGGCGACACTTCTATCTTGGAACAGAATACCAAGACCTATGAAGTTTGGGGTATCTTTGCTGATGGAGAATCACGTAAAGTAGATCCACAGGTCTGGGCTGTTACTCAAAACACAGAAGCTGCCAGTTTGAACCCAGTGTCTGGTGTGTTAACTTCTGCAAACGTGGAAACAAGCACAACTATTCGTATGGAAGCAAGCTACACTGAGAAAGGTATTACCCGTAGTGCTTTCTTGGATGTTCAGGTTATTGCTATCGCAGAACTGACTTCTCTTGAAATCGTAGGTCCTACTTCGGTTGCCAGCGGTTCAACTACTCCGTACCAAGTGTTGGCAGGTTTCTCTGATGGTAGTTTCGTTAACGTAACGCCAGCTACTTTCACATCAAGCAATCCAGACACATCGACAGATACGTCGAAGATTCTTGTTGTGGACCAAATATTCGTGGACAGTACAACTCAGTTAGCTGCCACGTTTACCATAAATGGCGTAACACTTTCAGCCACTCTGGACGTTGCTTTGGCTAAAGAACTTCCTAAGCCAATGTTGCTTGAAATCATCGGTGCTTCGTCTATCAACGAACGTACTTCTGAGACCTACACGTTCCGCGTAGTGTACAATGATAATAGCGAAGATACTAAGACCTCTGTCAACGTATTCAACAAACAATCTGGTCCTGCTTCATTAACTGTTGCTGGATCTGTTGCTACTGTTGGTGCTCTGACCGCAGATGCTTCTGGTGTATTGTTCGCCTCTTATACAGAGAACGAAGCTACTGTTACTGATACACATCCAGTCACTTTGGTCAACTTGAATCTTGCAGCCAGTCTTGCAGTACGTGAATCTACACTTGCTGTTGCACAGGACCCTGCTGAGACAGGTGACCCAGATTCTGGCGCATGGATTGTGTTAGAGGACGGCACACTTGTTGATCCAAGTGATACAGTTCCTGGTACAGACGTATCTTGGGGTACTGCTAGTTCCTTCGGTAACATTGATGCTGCTTATCGCGGTGACGTGTTGCCTGCATCGAACATACGTTACACTACAGAACAGCACAAAGCTCGTTGGCCATACAGACGTAGCGTACAAGTTACTGCGACCAAGTCAGTTCCTGGTATAGGCAATTTAACAGGAAGCCGTGATGTCTACGTGAATCCGCCTCGTTTGTTAGATGTTAAACTTGTTCCTGCTGGACAAGACCCAGCAACATTCGTTATGCCTGCTGATGCAACTACACTGAACTACAACGAGAACACAACTGTTAACGTCGGTGTTTGGTTCCAGATAGAGACAATCGATTCTGTTACCAGTGCAGCTACTCAGGAATGGGTGCAACATGCTCCTATCTCAGCGCCTAACGTACCTGCTGCTTGGGGAACAATCAACTTGTTTGAGCGTTCAATAACTTTGCAGACAGCTACCACTACAGTTCCTGTTGGAACTACACCTTCAACAATGCCAGGTACTATTCCTGTTGTTGTAGGTAATGTGAGTGCTGACACTGCTGGTTTCCTTCGTCTGAATATCAAACACAATCCAGCATCTGGTATTGTAGCTGATCCGAACACTGTCGATATTACAGTTGAGTTGAAGTTCACTGTTAAACAAGTTGAAGCTCAGCCTACTGCATTACGCATTCGTGTTGCAGGCGGTCCAAACGCCAACAGTTCTTCACACAATGAAGAAACCGATATTGAACTGTACTATGAAGCTCAGTTTAGTGACGCACCTACTACGTGGGTCAATGTCACTAACCATCCTGGCTTAGTAGCAGCGTTAGGTACTCCTAATCATGGTTCAGTGTTAACTGGTGTAGCTGACTTACAATTAGGTTCTGTTACTGGTAACCAAGCTATGGGCATAACAGCATCTTTAACCAATGCTGGTGCTACAGTGAACGCTAGTTACACAGTAACTATTCTTGATACTACACCGTATATCAATTCGTTGCGTGTGCGCCTTGCTAAAGATCCAAGTTCAGCAGGCTCGTCCAGCACTGAAGACGAAAACCAAACGCTTGGTCTGGTTTACTTCGTAGACTACACTAACGCTGTTGGTACATGGGTAGCTGTGGATCCTGATACAGTCGGCTCTGCTCTTGGTGTGACGTTGGGTACTCCTAATGGCGCTACATTACAAAGCAACAACAAACAAATCGTTCTGCCTGATGTAACTGGCAACAAAACGGTTTCTGTGAATGCAACTTACACTGAAAACGGTGTGACCAAAACTGGCTCATACACTATCACTATCCGTGATACAACAGTGTACTTGAATTCTATCAAGGTACGTTTAGCCAAAGCTCCTAACGCGGCGACAAACGCCAGTATGGAAGATGAAAATCAAAGCTTGGGCTTAGTGTTTACCGCAGACTACACTGATTCTGTAGGTACATTCGTTCCTATCGCTGTATCAGATACAGGCCTTATTGTATCGCTTGGTACTCCAGCTAATGGTGCTACACTGACAGGCAAAGACTTGTTAAATCTGCCAGATGTGACTGGTAACCAGAACGTAACTGTGAACGCAAGCTATACTGTCAACGGTGTAACCAAAACAGGCAGCTATGTAGTTACAATGCGTGACACAACAATCTACTTGAATGCGTTCCGTATCCGTTTAGCTTCGGCTCCTAACGCTACGACTAACACAAGTACACACAACGAGAATCAAACGATTGCCGTTGTATATCAAGCACAGTTCAGTGATGCTCCAAGCACTTGGGTAGATGTTAGTGCTAACCCGGCAGTAACAGCGGCCATAGTCGCTCCTACTAACGGTGTAACATTACCTACTAAGACTCAGGTCCAGTTGCCTGATGTAAGTGCAAACGTAAGCTCTACATTGCGTGGTTCTTTCACGTTCGGTAGCACAACACTGCAGGCAGATTACATATTCAACATTACGAATATTGTTATCACGCCTCTTGAATTGCGTATTCGTCTGGCAGCTAACCCAAGTGCTGGGACTAACACAAGTACACACGACGAGAATCAGAATATCACAATGATCTACCAAGCTCGCCTAAGCAATGCTGTTGGTACTTGGGTCAACGTGAGTGCTGATTCTGGCCTAACTGCTTCTGTTGTTGCTCCTACTAATGGCGTGACAATGGCCGCTGATAAAGTTACAATCACGTTGCCTGATGTCTCAGGTAATAAGACTACTAACTTGGCTGCGTCATTGACAATGAACGGCACCACAGTGAATGCAACGTATGTGATTAATATCACAGACACTACTCCTCCTGCTGGTATTACACCACGTTGGGGTTATGCGCCTAAAGTCAATTTACTTACTGACTACCAAGACGCATCGTTCTACGACTTGTTGGATAAGCCACTGACTGGTGTAAACGGTGAGCAATTTACCGCTACTACAGTTAACGGTGCTCCTAATGATCCGACAACTCTGTATGCTTATATGATGTATCCAGCATCGTGGGGTTGGCTGTATATCGTTAACCAATCTGGTCAAGCTGGCCAGTTCGATGGTGCAGGTATCTCTATAAGCGATGCTACAGGTCAGCCTGTAATATCTGCATGGGTAGGTGGAATCGAGTATTATGTGTATCGTCAGAGTAACCCGTTTACTGGAACTCGCACATACACTGTTAACTATGGTTCTTCTGATCCACGCTCTGGCGTACAATAATAGGAGTATTTATGCCACTCATAGTCGATGATTTTATAAATCCTTCGTCTGAGTGGATTCCTTATATCCTTGATGATAAGTATTTAAAAGGCGGCTTCAGGGTCTTTTCGACCCTGGCCGACCGTGATGCTTATACTCAATTTGCAAAAGATCTAGCTTTCTTTGAAGATTACGATAGTCGCAAGCCTGGTATGGTATGTTCTGTTGCTGAAACTGGACTGCTTTATAAGCTTGAGGATGATCGTGAAACTTGGAGTGAGTTAGATTTTGGTGGTGGTATAGATTTTGTACCTGAGAACCCACTGCAACTTATAGGGAATCTGTTGAGGATTGACCCACGTTTTATAGTACCGCCTCCTACGAAAGCAGGACAGGTTCTTACTACGTCGATTAGCCTTACACCTTTATGGCAAGATCTGCCCTTAAAGCAAGGTACTCGGTCGACTGTACAATATACAACAGCCAATCCAATTGCACCAGGTGGCACACATGACTTTTCGTTAGATATGTCACCTTCTGTAATTTTATTGCATGTAGAAGTGAATACTCCTGATATGAAACTTGAGGGATTTTCTACTTCTGTTCGTACAGACAACAACCCATATACTTTTATCAGTGATGAAATTCATTTGATCGATGAAGGTATCAAGTATCAGAACGGTGATGAAACTAAGTTCCGTCGCTTTTCTATACTTGCAAACTTGGAAGAACCTGTATCGAGCTTGCAGCATTTCCGTATAACTAACCTCAGCCCGATAGACATTAATCCGACTGTGGATATAATGTACTTGTCGTTACAGTAAAGGGGAGTAACAATGCCCGGTCATTATTTAAGGACTGGGCTTACCAACGTTCAATCGATGGTAAGCCAGCTTGTGACAGATTTAAAGGCCAGCGGATTTGAATTGCTGAAGGCCTTTAGTGCTACTACTGACGGGTCTCCTGTCTTTGCAAATAGCACAGCACCAAATCACACAAACTCTACCAGCTACTATGTGCTTGCTCCTACGGATGAAGTAGACCCACTTGCTGTTGAAGCAACTGATGTTTCTCATCCCGAGTACAGCCGTCGTCAGCCGTGGCGTATTGTGATTCATGCTTTCGATGGTTCAGGTTCTGACGAGCAAGACCCATTAAAGAATCGTGATTTCATCCGTATTTGGGTATGTACACCAACACAGATAATCGAAGACCTGTCCGGTGAAATTCGCGTAGCTGAGTACGGTCCTGGACGTCAGTCTGGCTTCTTAGCAAAAGACAATATCGCTGAAGTAACTACTGCAGGCGTCACTAAGCCACATGCTTTCTTTGCGCGTACATCAACTCAGGTTGAAGCAAGTGTTTGGTCATGCTGGTCGCCTTTAGCGGACCAACAAGCAATCCCACTTAGCTATGCTTTGTCTGTTTCAGATCATGGCATTGCTTTTAGTATGTGGGCGGAGAACTTCGACAGTTCTGGTGATTGCTTTAACTGGTTTGCAGTTCAGCGTTTGGTTAAAGATGACGGTACTGTACTGGTAACAGACAAGTCTCCTTTGATTTGTGTTTTCAGCCAGAACGGCGGTGGAACCGCTGATGCAAATACTGTTGTACCTGACGGCATTATGTATTTCGTAGTAAGTGAAGAAGACATCAACGCTCCTACGATTCCATTAAGTGCTGTTGCTCTTACGCCTGATAGTTTCCCGTTCATTAACCCGATACAACAAGTCGGTGTGATGCCTAACAGAAACTACATCATGCACTTCCCTAAAGGCATCAATACGCAACGTCATTATTTCCCGTACCAACTGGATATGATTGGCTATGCAAGTGCTGATGTGTTGTCGCATAAATCCGTACAATCAATCACGATGTTCGGACAGCCGCGGCAGTATCGTGCGTTGAACGCGAATAGCCTTAATAACAAAGGCATGCGTGTTTTGTTAATGGTTCAAGGTTCTGGTATTAATTAATAGAGGAAATGACTATGGGTTTCGCCGTAGAAAGACACAACTATACGTCAATCAACTCTCTGGCTGCTGCGCTGGTTACAGATATGCAAGCTAACGGCTTTAAAGTCCTTAGCTTGAATGGTACTGCTAACCCGTCAGGTGGTCCAGTGACTGTTGACGATACAATCACCAAAGTATTGATGGCTCCTACAACAGATGTCGATCCTATCGCTGTAGAAGACACTGATACAGGCCATGCAAACTATTTGTTACGCCAACCGTGGCGCTTTGTTATTGAAATAGACCACGACAAGCAAGCCGTCCGTTGGTATGCTTGTACTCCTACAAACATTATCTCTGATGGTCAGGACTTCCAGGTAGCGACGAGCTTCTTTCAGCCGTTTGATCCTGCGAATGATCCTGCTTACAATAACGTCCGTAAGACTGGCCTCTTGACTACATTGAGCCAATATGAAGGCGCACGTGGTAGTTATATTTGGGGCAAGTTCCCTACTACTCCGCACATGGATACAGCCGATGGTGATCCGCCAAGTGAAACAAACCACTACTCATGGCGCTATGAGCATTTTGGCTTTGACGTGCGTCCGGGTAAAATGGATCGTCAATCAGTTCCACTGTCATATCGCTTATCTATCAGCGACCACGGCATTGCGTTCTGTCTGTGGACTGAAGCATACGACAGTGCAGGTAACCGTTTCCACTGGTGGAACATTCAGCGTATGGTTAACAAAGACACCGGCGCTACTATCATCGGTAATGAAATCCAAGACGTTAAAGGTAAAGCTCCTCTGTTCTGTGTATTCTCTATGGTCGGTGGTGGTGCTTCTCCGCAAGAAACTTTACCTGGCGGTGAAACTGACAGCTTGAACGTAGCCGGCTACCACGATGCTTACTACTTCGTGGTACGTGAAAGCGATGTCCATGCTCCTACATTCCCGGTGGCTGCTGCTGTTGATACAGCAGATAGCAATCGTATCATCAACATGGTACAGCAGGTTTCTATCAGCGAATCTAACAAGCTGGTTATCCAAATGATGAAAGGCCTGAATACACAGCGCTTCGCATATCCTCACGAATTGGATATGATTGCCTACGTATCGGCCGACGTTGTGAGTCAGTTCGCTGACATTAACGTGCGTCAGTACGGTGAAGCACAAGACCGCAGCTTCAAAGCTCTGAAAGCTAACCACGCTCAGAACAAAGGCATGCGTATCTTGATGTTACAGAAAGGCGCAGGCATCGGCGCATAACCCAAGCTCCGTTACCAATAAATAGGCGTCCTTAGTGGCGCCTATTTTGTTTCTTGGAGAAGCCTATGTTATTAGTTTTTGAGTCCAGAACCGATTTACTTCCTGGACAGACCGTAAAATCTAACAAGATTGTTATTGAGAACACAGGCATTGACGGTGATGTCATTTCTATTGATCGGGGATCTTTATATGTAAACGATGTTCCTGTAGGAACCTCGCACAGAGTATTCCCTGATGACAACATCTGCATACAGTTGAGCAGCCCTAATGATAATGGCCAAAGCGCACACGCTATCGTTAGAAGCAATGGCCAGATTGTTGGTTATTTTGCAGTAGTCACACAGAATACACAAACCTTCAGTTATGATACACGATACGACTCTCGTTTTGCCTTTGATCCTCCGGTAGATGTCGGTTGGATTGCAGGCTCAAATCGCTCTATCGTGAAACTTAATGCTGATGGCGTTGTTGAAGGCACTTACGATCTTGACAGCGCACCTGTATCAGGTAAAGCCACTAATGCTGTAGTTGTCCTTGATTATCACCGTGATAACGTAACTGTTTTTAACACTTCCACAAACACAGTATTGAAGACTATTGCTGGCGGTGGTCCGTGTGCTGAGCTGAGTGTATACGACTCCGATTTTATTAAGATCGGCCAAGTAATTGCTTTCAATAAAGATAACCAAGTTGTTGTCTTGGATGACACGTTTTCTGTCGCATCCAGTTTCAACTTCGTTAATCCAGCTCACATAGCACATAACGGCAATTTCTTATATGTATCGGCATTGAATTCAAATAAGTACACACGATACAACTTCAACCTACAGACACTTGAGGTAAGTTCTCCTGCTGAGTTCACCTTAACAGAGATAATACTCGGTATTGTGCCTGTAGGAAACGATGTTTATTTTGCAACTGAGTCTGGTTTGGTCAATACTATCGACAGCGTTGTTGCTGCTACTGATGATCCTATCAGGTCAATGCACTATGATCTAACTTCCAATACTGTACTTGCCTCACATGGTATTGCCGGTAATGCAAGTGTGATCAATATGACCACGTTTGCAGTATCTAAAATAACTATACCCAATGCAGTGTTTATTGATACAGTGTACATGCTTCCTGATGGACGCACGTATCTGGTTGATACAGAAACTAAGAAACTTCATATTCGTGGTCCTATAAACCGCGATATTGATCTTGGTTTCCCTGCGCTTGGTATTGCTGCTACAGGCTCTCTTTATGTAGGTAACATCTACCCAGATTTACCTAGCAAAATATCAACAGACCCATTGATTTACGAATTGGACAGCACTGAGTTTGTTGATGTCGAAGACGTTCCTATTGGGTCGTCTGGCGCCACTGGTGAAATCGCTGTAATATCGGCTAATAAGCTTTTGAACGTATCGTTAATTCCTACAGATACATACGCTACGCTTTTAAAGAACGGTAGTCCTGTTTCTTCGCCTACGACTGTAACCACCAATGACGTATTATCTATAGGTTACACATACGACTACGACTTACACATACCTATTGTGTTAGCGTTGGTAGTAGATCAGCAAGTATTCCATTTAGAGGCATACGCGGATAATCAGCAGATTGTGCCTTTCAACATGGTGTTTGAGTCTCAGTTAAATAGATCGACAAATACCTATATTCAGAGTAACGGTGTTCTTGTATCTGGCCTTGATAGGCCTGTAGAGGTTACTTCACCGAATGCAACTATATTCATCGATGGGTTCCCTGTTACACAACCTCACTTGCTTGAGAATGGACAGACTGTATCACTTGAAGTATTGACGCCTCCGACAGACTGCTCTAATATAGTAGGACTGTTGGATTTTGAAGGACGCTTTCAAGCTCCATTCATGGTATCCACACCAAGTGTAATAGACCCACAGAATCCACCGTACTTACCTACATTAGAGTTCGGTCAGAAGTTTGATTGTCCTCTAGGAGCTTATGTCTATAGTGACATAACTATGTCTGGCGGTTACTTCGATCCAATCGAATTAACTATACCCGACATCTTTGAAGCTACATTCTTTCGTAGTGGCCAAAACTTAGGTAGATCTGTTGTCCTGTTGCCTAATACAACAGGTATACAGATTCGAGTTAAAACAACGTACAATTACGATGCTCCTCACCACATACCTGTTCACAGTTGTTTACGCAACTTCAGTTTTATAGCTTGGACTGACGGTGATAACATACCTGATGAATTTGATTTTGGATTTATCGATGGTGTGAGTATCAAAGACCGTTTGCTTTCTGATGTCGTTACGTTCAACGGTATAGGAAACAATGTCAAAATCGATTTACGATTGCCTTATAACACACGCGCTATAGTAAATGGTGTACGTTTGCCTTTCAGTTCAAATAAACTTGATTGGCGTGATGTCTTGTTGCGTGACAATTATTACACTGTTGAGGTAAGTAGAGGCGATACTATCCAACTTGAAGGTTTTGGTCGTCCTGACCACGGAACTCTACACAAGTTCCCTGTTTATATAGGAGCCCGTAAAGGTTTCTGGACAATCAAAACTTATGACTTAGAAGATGTTGGTTACGATGTGCGCCATTCGCAAGGTGAGATCGTTTCTGGTTATGAGTACACTTATACCAACAACATAATCACGTTGCCTGAACATTACGACATTGCAGACAACTGGAATGCTCCTGTTGTAACAACTACAGCTCCAAGTGCGGAAGTGGGATCAACTGGGTATTTATACGCAGACAATCCAAGACAGGCAGAAACAACCTCAGCTCCGGTATTATCTAGTGCATCAGCCGAAGTATACGCTGATACTTCCCATATTCTGGTTACGTCACTTGATTCCGAAGTAGAAACATCTGGGTCCAATTTGATTGAAGTTGAACCGAATTACACATTCGGCGTTTCAGCTAATGCCCAGTATGTCACTGACCTTAACAAAGGTGCTTATGTAAATCCAACTTCGGGATATGAAGTACAAACGTATTTCAACGAAGTCAATGCTTTTGTTAATGGACAAGTTGTGTTTTCGCAATTGCCTGAGTTCATTGTCAACAGACAGTCCTCAGAAATTGTTGTGAATAACCCACGTGAGTATGAGTTCCATACATTCGCATTCTACGAATCCGTTGCGATGGACCCTGTACCTTCACTGCCGATAGATGTAATAGTTTATACCGATAGTTGGGTAACTGTTAATATTCCTGATTATCTGGTGAACACTACTGTTGAAGTCAGCTACACTCCTGTTTATATGCGTGAACAAGAAGTGTTCAACTACGCTGCTTCTCCTACGTTCATGCCTGCGTATGAGACAAACACGCATCCGTGGTTCATTACAAATAACCCAGAGGTAGAGGTTGCCCCTCCTATAAAAGAAGTGCTTTATACTCCTGAATACGAATGGGCTGCTCCTCCTGCGGAAGTTGTGTTTACACCAGAATACGTTTACGAGCAACAGCCTGCCACCGTATCATACGATGCAAACTATGAGATAGTGGCTGGTAGCAAAGAGCTTTCTGTTGTTCGTGATCAAGCTATCCATAGTACATCCAACGAATATTTCGCAGACAATGTCCGTGATGTTGAAGTTGGTGCTACAGGATACCATGAAGGTGTACGTAGTGTGTTCGTTATTATCGAACAGGGTGACATCGTACTTCCAGATCCTGGTGATATAGGAGTCATTTCGTGTGGTATATCTTCTGCTTCTGGTGGAACAGGTATCACTGAGAAATACCACGAATTAGGCCCAGTGCCTGGATACGTTGAAATAGAGTACAATATGTTTGGTGCTCCGGACCAGATGGAAGTATTCTATAACAATAATTTAGTTCTAACAACTGGTGGTCCTGTATCATATGAAGGCAAGTTTGCTTTCTATTATCCGGGTCCAGGAAACGGTCGCCCTACTGCCTGTATGGTACGCATGACAGGCAGCGACGGTACACGATGGGAATACTTAGTTAAATGTCCTCAATATCCATATGATGGAGACACTGGACAGAATACTGCTGACGGCCCTGTTTATGAGGTTGGCCCAAATCCAGCCATATTTGCGGATCGTAATCTTGAATATCTGACTGTTGGTTCAAATCAAGTAATTGCGAATATCGGCATCTTTGATAACGATACTCGTGGTACTTCTTACGAACTAGCTGTTCCTGATGTTGAGTATTTCCTCAAACAATACGAAAGAACGCCACAACCTAACCAGCTACATCCAGGATATTTTGCTTCTCATGCTGATGCTGTGGCAGATGCTTACTCCTGGGGAGCTGTTAACGGAACATTCTACACTATTCAAGTACCTGAGAAAGGCTGGGCTTGGACATTGATAATAGAATGCGCCAACTTGTGTAACCCTAACGATTGCCCGCCAGCAGGTTATATTCACGGCGGATAATAGGAGATTGAAATGCTTAGATTCGTGGCGTTATCAGCCAAATTTGAAGAATTGGATAAGTTTAGCTGGTATCAGTACAGTGGACGTACCAAACGTAAGTTGGTAACCCACGGATCTGCTGCTGAGATCAGTAATGGTAGTGTGTACGGTATTCGGCCTATCAAAGGCGGTCGTTTTTACGTCATACTGCCTGACCTGTATCATGTCAATTTCACAATTGAACCTGAGGAAATGGAATTCCTGACTTCTCGCAGTGACGAGATCAAAAAGCCTAAACTGGTTAATGTCCGTGAAGGCAGACAACGTGCTCCAAGAAACTTACAAGGAACTAAACTTGTTGAGCGCCGTGCGTGGGACTCTGATTACTTCAAACCAGCACGTAAGCTATACGACGAAAGCACTAAAGGTGTGGATTTAGCAAACTATCAGTGGCGTAAATACACTGGCAGCAAGCCTTTGAAGATAGGCAAAACACGCGATTTGTTCCACGTTATTAATCGTGGAGATGTGTTCGGTGTCCGTTATGTTGCTCCTACAAAGGGCGGCATTTATATGGATACTGAAGGCCGCCGTTGGGTAATAAATCCTGATACTTGGGGCCCGATGCTTGAGAACACAGAAGTCTTACCTAAGACCAAATGGCCTACAGGTAAGTTTACTGTCGAAGAACTCAAACAGATTCGCCGCAATAACAAAAAGCAGAATCACCGTGAGGCCGTATCTGAACGACGTCAGGCACGTGAAATAGCTGCGGCTAAAGATCGTGAAGCAAAAGAAAAACAACAGGAGAAAGAACGCGAACTTGCTAAACAGGCCCGTGCCGAAGCTCGTAAGAAGCGCTTGGACGAAAAACAGCGTTTAAAAGAATCGGCCGCTGCCTATGCAATCAAGGAATCCAAGCGCCGATCTACTCCGATTGTTATGACAGACGAAAAACTCAAAGAGCTGTTAAAGGCTCAAAAAGAAGAACAACAAAAGAAACTGAAACGTGATGTTCCAGAAGTAGTGGAATTTGATGACGATGCCCTTGATACAGACCTTGATTTGGACACTCCACAGGAGCAATCCGGTCCTACTGAACAATTCCAATTTGATCCAGCTGTGGACAGTTTATCTGATGGTGAAGTTGACCCATTGTCCTTGTTAGATCAAGTTATCGACAAGAAACGCGCTGAAGCCCGTAAGGCTAACCTCAAAGATTTAGAGGACGATGCTTCCGATGAAGAAGAGGAAGAAGTAGATGAATCTGAATTGGAATACGATGACGAAGAATCTGACGACTCTGAGGAAGAGGAAGAAGAAAGCGCCGACGAGGACACGGACGAACAGGATGAAGAATCTGAAGAAGATACTGACACGGATGAAGAAGATGCCGGCGACGAAGACTCAGACGAGGACGATGAAGACGGCGCGGATTTAGAGGATGCTGATGTTGAGGAAGAACCTGAAGAGGAAGAAGAATCAGCAGAAGCAGAGGAAGGTGATGTGGTTGTCTTCAACAAAGATACCACAGAGCAACGTGAGTTCGTGGTCCTTGACATCTATCCACTTCCAGCAAACAACAACGTCACCGTGTACAAAGTCTATGACTTGACCAATGAACCTAGCGAGTACCACACTGTACGCATTGATACGACTAAGAAAGCTAAGTTTGTTGACTCTGTTAAGATCGTCAGGAAACTTACTCCTAAGGAATTCAAAGACGTACAGGCTGACGTAGTTAAGTTTAAACGGTCCTCCGATCCTATTGTGAGCTAGGACACTGTAAATCAGTATTAAAGAACCCTTTGGAAAAGAAGCGATGTCAAAAGCTCTTGTAAACAAACTGACCCGCGATCCAGAATCAGCATGGACGCTGACCCGTAAAGTATTGGATGAAGCACTGGATTACATTGACAAGAAATACTACAACAGTGGCGAAAAGCCCCTTACTGATGATGTGTTTGACCGTGTTATGGAAATATACGGCGAACGCTTTCCTAAGTCAGTAAGACTCAAAAAAGTAGGAGCTAAAGTAGGCAACAAACGCGCTGAAGTTCCTCTGCCTGTTCCTATGTCCAGCTTGACTAAAATAAAGACCGAGCAAAAGATTGCCTTGTTTGCTAAAAAGTACCCAGGTCCTTATTTTGTCAGTGATAAAGAAGATGGAATGGCTGGTGAGATTGTGTATACCGGTGGCAAGCCCAACCAAGTTTTCACTCGTGGTGACGGCACTAAAGGTCAAGACATTTCGCATGTGCTGGCTAACTTAAAAATACCAAAGCGTATCAGCGTTAAAGATCGCTTCATTGTCCGTGTCGAGATACTTGCGGCTGTTGACACTTTCGATAAGCACTTGCATGAAGATGCTGGGGGCAAATTTACAGCAGTCCGAAATGCAGCCGGTGGTATTATTTTAAAGCTTCCGACCAGCAAAGATTATGCTGAGTATGCCAATTATACAAAGCATCTTAGTGTTATGGCTTTCCGTATTCTTGAAGGTAAAAACAGCAAGAAGCCAATCAGCGAACAGTTTAAGTATCTTGAGTCACTTGGATTTGAAGTACCTCCATACAAGACGTTCAAAACGATTGACCAAGCTTCACTCAGCGCACATCTTGCCAAGCGAATCAAAGCAAGTCGTTTTGAAATAGATGGACTTGTTGTTGAGCAGGACAAGTATTACCCTGTAACAGTAGCCAATCCAAAGCACGCCGTCTCCTTTAAAGAGAACAGCGTTGCTAGTATGGTAGAAGTTGTTTGTACAGGTGTGACTTGGGAAGTAAGCCGTACAGGTAAAATCAAGCCTGTTATCAACATTAAGCCTACGCGCATCGGTGGTGTTACTGTAAGTAACTTCACTGGACACAATGCCTTCTATATCATGAACGGCTATCTGAAAGGCAGCAAAGAAGATAAAGCGAGAACAAAGCCACGCCCAATAGGTAAAGGCGCTGTTCTTCAAGCCGTGCGTAGTGGACAAGTAATACCTTATGTTGTGTCTGTGTTGAAAGGTGCTAAAAAGCCTGATTTGCCCAACATGAACTATTCACAAAAAGGTGTCGAGTTCTATGCCGACGATGCCAAAGACAGCACCAAACGCATCAAGATGTTTGAGCATTTCTTTACATCTATAGGTGTGGACGGTTTCAAAGCGAACACAATCAAGAAATTCTTTGATAGTGGCTACACGCGCCTTCAAGATTTCCTTGATCTGCAAATAGAAGACTTCGAGGCTATCGATGGTCTTGGAAAACGCAAAGGACAAGAGTATCTGACCTCACTGCGTAAAGCATTGGATTCGCTTACATTCAGCAAACTGGCTAATGCCAGTGGTATGTTTGTTGGGTTCAGTAATCGTCTGGCTGATATAGAGGCCGCTTACCCAGATGTCCACAGATGGGACTTATCTAAAGCTCAGATACGTGGAAAAATCAAAGCGTTAGATGGCTTCAACGAGTTAGCTAATACGTTCGCTGAGTCACTTCCCAAGTTCCAGAAATTTGTTACTAAGTACGGCTTTAAAATCAAAAAGGTAAAACAGACTGTTGTTAGTTCTAAGTTGAAAAACATCCGTGTTACTTACACTGGTGTGCGTGACCACGATTTAACTGCACGTATTGCTGAGAACGGTGGTGTAGTTCAATCGATGCGTAAAGATACAAATATTGTCCTTGTGAAGGAACTCGGCTTCTCCAGTTCCACTGTTGAAAAAGCAGAAGATCAAGGTATCCCTGTTATGACTGTGGAAGCATTCCGCAAAAAGTATAAGGTCTGATTATGAAACTTGTATTAAATTTGAAGACATTGGAATCAACTTCCGCAGTTGAAATTGACCCGATGGAACGTGTGCGTAAGCAAACAGGTGTGATACCTTATCGCATTGAAGATGGCCATATCATGTATATGTTGATTGGCAGCAGTCACAGTGGTAAGTGGGGTATTCCAAAAGGCAAGAAAGAAAAAGGCATGAGCAAGAAGCAGAGTGCCTTAGTTGAAGCCTGGGAAGAAGCCGGACTTAAAGGTAAAGCCAGTATCAAGCTGGGCAGCTACAACTACCGTAAAGGCTTTACTGGTGTGGCTCAAAAAGTCACAGTGTATGCCATGCGTGTTGATGAAGTACATATGGAATTCCCAGAACAGTGGCGTGAACGTATGTGGTTCGATTACAAACGTGCTATGAAACGTCTTCCTAAGCAGCAGCGTCCATTCCTTGAAGCACTGCACAAACTGTTAGAGGCACGTTTAGGAGGCGCTTAATGTACGGAAGTCATGTAATTGCTACTGACTACTGGCGTCATCATGTACCCTTCGCACCTGACCTTGAAGTCAATGTTATTGTAGGACAAAAGGTAGAAATACCTGTTGTTGAACATTGGCGTCAAGGCGCTCGTTACGATTACGACCATGACCCAGATGCAGTACCCGATCATACTAGCCCTGACCCAACTATAGTTCCTGCCCGTATGCCTGTACAGCGTGGATGGCTGCTAGATCCTATTCTAGCAATACCTGGCCGCAAAGGCATAGTTGGACTATCAACGTACAAGAATGGTTTCGTGTACACTCCAAACGTAGATAGAACAACAGAGCAAGACTGTTTCAACTATCAGTTTTCTAACGGTACTCAGAAGTCCAACTACGGCAAAGTGCTTGTTAACATACAGCAGCCGTTTTTACCTGAATGGAAGATATACTCTCCTACAAGGGATGTGTATTATCCTGGTCGTGATAGCAACTACTATAGCAGCATGACAATACGCATGATACCGAATGCTCCTGGTTACGTTAATGGACGTTATCAAGTATTCAAGTGGTACACGCGTGGTCCTGAACTGGAAATGCGCGACGGCGTTCCTTACATTGTTCAGAAAACACGGCTGTTGCATGAGACACGGGCATATATTTATTACACCAGCGTCAGCTATATCGACAACGGTAGAACATTGCCTGCTCGTACATTCCGTAATGACAAACATCTTGTTGGTATCGATGAACGTACAAACGCTCCTTATATTCCAACAGGCAAGTTCCCTGAATTGTGGATAGAGTATTTCAACTATCCACGTATTAAACGCACCGAATATTACAGCTACATTGACCGTTCGTATGTTGAACGTCAAACAATCCGTGTTCAAAACCATTTTGGTATCAACTGGCAACGCTCAGGTAAAATATTAATAGGATAACAAGTTATGAAAGTTGCGCTATATGCCATCTGCAAAAACGAATCATTCAATGTACGCACATTTTTAGAGTGTGCCAAACATGCCGATTATATAAGAGTTGTTGACACTGGAAGTGAAGACAATACAATAGATTTGTTTGTAGAACAGGCTACCTTACTTGGGCTTGAAGACAAGTTTGAAATTGTTCAAGCTATCTTCAAGCCGTTCCGCTTTAATGTTGCCCGTAATTATGCAATGCACTATGCCAAAACTACGACAGATGCCGACGCATTTGTATTCTTGGATATGGACGAACGGTTCTATGAGCAAGACTGGAGAGAGTTGTTAGATAGCTCACTGGAGAAATTCAAGCAATCACCTACGTACTCTCCCGACTTCGCTCTATATGCTACCATGAACCTGTGCGATGTAAATGGTAATGTAGTAACAAGCTATAACCAACTTAAAGGCCATAGTCGTGAAGGCTTTGAATGGCGTTACTCGGTCCATGAGGTTCTGTCTGCTAATGTATCTGTTGTGAGTGTTACAACTGGGTTGAATCTTCTTCACCACAAAGACGAATCCAAAGAACGTAAGTACATGCACTTGCTGCAGGAAGATTACACTGCCGATCCCAAAGATCACCGTTGTGTCTTTTACTATGGCCGTGAACTGTTTTACGCTGGTCAATACTCTGAGGCATTGGATGTATTAGCTACTGCTGTTGATGCTGACCATGGTTACTTTGATGCTCAACAGGTCGAAGTATATCGTACAATGTTCTATTGCTCAACCGACATACGTTATCTCCACGCTGCGCTGGCACTAAATCCAAACTTCAAGGACTTGTACTTTGACCTGGCCCTTTTCTATCGTGACAGCAAGAACTATTTTGCTGCTATCGGTCAGTTGTACGTCTTGTTTAGCGTGGAGGAGAATAATTTAATCTTATTCAAAGACCCATGTATCGACCTGTGGAAAGCCCACGATTTAATGAGCGAGTGTATGTGGTATGCTGGCTATAAGGCAGAGTCCTTAAAGTATGCACATCATGCCTACAGCAAAAACCCTGCTGAGCCTCGTTTAAAGCAGAATCTTGAGTTTTTCTTGGAAGAACTGCGTAAACAGGAAAACATTCAAAATGCGAATAACTCTTGATCTTGTCTCCTTATCGCAAGAAGATGTTCCTGCGTGGTGGAGACGCAAATCGTATAAAGAGCAACAAGCATACTTAGCGCGACATAAACGCTCTAGGATGAAGCTTTACCAAAAGCCTCCAGGAGCTTCTGGTGAGCCTGAAGAAGATGACGATAAGCCGTCAGGTTCAGGCAAGAGTGTTTCTTTTGAGGACCTGAATAAACAATATCGTGACAAGGTTCCTCTGGATAAACGCGACAAAAAGATTCAACGTAAGTCAACTGGAGGCTTGCCTATATCCGGCGGCCTCATTGCAGTAATAAATGAAAAGCTGGCCAGAAAGGAAGAAGACCGTCGCGCAGAATCTATGCTGCCTGATGTCAAGAGCCGTCTGGCCAAAGGCGTTTTAGCTTTAGCAAATAATATACGTGGTGCCACTGAATATATCAGCCAGCGCCTTAGCCCAGAGAACATAAAAGCTTTAGGCAATTATATCGATGCTAAGAAAGAAGACCGTGTAACAGAAGAACACCAGCGTGGTAAGTATCTGGCACACAAGATAACCTTCTATGCAACTAAAACGCTTCTTGGTACTGCTGCTGTCGGAGCTGTTGCTGCTGGACTTGCTCCTGTTGCTGGTGCGTTAGCCGGAGCGTTCTTCGGTTACAAAAATCCTTCAGAGGCCCTTGAAGGCACTGGACAGTTGGATGAAGTAGCAGATCCCGACATGGTATCAGAATCTAACGATACTGAAAATGACCCAGTCAGTGTTATGCTTGATGAATTCGTTTTGTGGGCAGGTAACCAAGACCTTGATGGCATTGCAGAGCGTGTTGCTCGTTTCCAAGCAATCTATCAAATGCAAGAAGAAGGCTGGAAGCCAGATACTTCTCAGTACAGCCAAGAAGATTTGGATGAAGTGCTTGCTGCTGCTCAACAAGAAAACGAAGAAGAAACTGGTGACGAAGAAAGTGACGATGTTGAATCAGATGAAATGGTGTCTGAATCCGCTGTTAGACCTCGCCTGTCATTCAAAGTAAATTCAACTATGGCTCGTCTGCCTCTTGCACAGCGTACAAGATACGATATACGTTTTAATGACCGTATTATCGGCACACTTGACACTAACGGCAATAAAGGCGGATTCAATCGTCGTGCTTGGCATATATTGCTGCGTGATGGTTTCGATGAATCTGCTTTCCACAGTGGTAGAATAGAAAATCAGCCATACACGTTAGTTCGTGAATCTGGTGTCCAATTAATACATCCTGTCCCTATGACTTTCAATGAATGTTGTTCTTGGGTACGGGCTAATGTGGAGAAGAAATTCTTATGAAATGCCAAATAACAATCAATCCACGTGTAGTGACTGAGGACGCAGTGATGCCTTATTCTCAGCTTGCGGACTTGGTAAGCCAGCGTGTGCAGCAGTGCATGGACATTCTTGCTACTACGGGTGCATACAATAACAACGTACGGTCTACGGTGTTTGGCCGTTTAAACAATGACGTAAACTACCTTAAAGTTGCTGTAGAGCGCTTCGTTACTCGTCCTGATGAACAGCAGCACCAATATATCTACCAGGCAATCGTCACGCTGTTAGAGAACCTGCAGCCTGAAGTCCGTTTCCTTGCACGGATAGGCAAGAAGAAGTCGGAAGTGGAGCGCTTCTACAATTTCCTGTGCGCTTTACGTGATAACTTCCCGCAGTCATATCGTGGTCGTGATATTGGTGCTCTTATACAAGACACTGATGGCAATTACCATACTCCTAACAACCGTTTACGTACAGAGCGTCAGCGCCTTACTGAACGTCAGGTATATTTAACGGCGGACTAATTATGCAGAACTTTCCTCGTAGTGCTGATGGTGATTTGTTTGCTCCTGCATTTGACATCAGCAGTTTTTATGACCGTAGTGCCGGAGAAGGTAAAGCTGTAGAGCTAAACCAGTTCTCTCGTACTTCAAAAGAGATTCAGGTCAAACCGAGTATGGTCGGCGGTGGTGAAGGAGTCGTGCTTGATATTAACGCATGGCTTCCTTCTGCGGCTGAGAAGTACAACATCAGTCCTGATATACGTGACTACATATTGGTTCCTGTTCCAGCACTGATAACAGACATTCCTAACACAAACGGCGATAGCTTGAGTGTGCGGGAATTACTAGATTTCAAACCGCGTTATGGTATGCCGATGTATAAAACATTCAAAGGCAAACCTACACACAAAGAACATGACAACAAAGACTATACCAAAGCAAAAGGTATTATCTTTGACAGTTATGTTAAAGCTCTTCCTGGATTTCATGGTAAACATGCTAAGCTTATGATGTTACTTGGTTACGACCGTTCGCGTGACAGCAAACTGTGTAATGAAATTCTGACCGACAAAGTGAATACTCACAGTGTTGGCTTCTATTACACTTCATACACCTGTAGCTTCTGTGGCCATGTGACTACCCAAGATACATTACACTTCTGTCAGCATACTCGACTGGGTAAACGCCCTTACTCGTTGCAGGACTTGTTAGTGTATCGCCGTTGCCATGATGCGACTGGCTTTGAGTGTAGCCATGTGGACAATCCAGCTTATGTAAGTAACCAACACTTACATTCCCAAATAATGAAGGCGAGGTAGGTGATGAAAGTTTTAGTTTCTTTAAATTCTGCTGCCGGCCAGCGCCAACTCCACAAAGATATTGAGGCTAAGGCCGTAAAAGCTTTATCTGGTCTTGTTGAGAAGAATTCAGATGCCTATGACATTGATAAGTTCGATGTTAAGGTAACTGATTATCCTCAACTTACTAGCGCATTAGGCGAGACAACTGTAGGAATGTCAGTTACACTTACCTTAGTGCGTAAAGCAGGTATTCGTGGTTCTTCTGGATCTAAACCATCCAAATCCGCACGTTCTAGCAAGACAGAATTGACCGATGATCGCTTTACTCCTGTTCAACGTAAAAAGCTCCAGGATAAATCAACAAAGCTTATCATCACAATGACGTCGGCTTATGTCCGTAAATCAGATAATAAATCCACTCCGCAGCTTATAAAAAATGAATATGCTATCGATTCAATCGAAGTAACTTCTGCAGGTAAGTTGAAGAAGGTTGTTATCGAGCGTTTGCCGAAATCACGTAAACGTGAATTGATGGATATGTCTGCCAGTGCTTTGCTGAAATTGTTGACTGGCGAGAAGGCTTCATTGAAATCGGCAAAAGGTACTAAAAGTGCTGCATTGAAATAAACTTTAAGGATTAACAATGAAAATCAATGTCATGATCAGCGAATCGGCCGGGTTTACTCCTGCGCAAACAAAGAAAATTGTGATAGGTGCAAAACTAATTGAGCATAAGGTAGGCCAACTTATTAAACGCGGCTCACCATTCTACAAAAGTAAAATACAACACACTATAACTGATGTCGAGCTGACTAAATCAGGTTCGATTAAGTCAGTTTCTACCGAGTGGGCCTATGTTATGCAGCGCGGTGAGAAAACAACTGTCGGATCTAAAAAAGAAGCTAAGTTTACGCCGACACAGCTTGCGAAACTCTTAGCTGCTCCTATTCCAAAAACAACCGACGGTAAGCCTTCACGCGCTATACGCTTTGGTGATGCTGTTGGTGAAAAAGCACAAGACGTAAATGTGAGAAAATCTATCCGCGATCTTGATGCTCAAATAGCGGAGCTGCAATCTAAACGCGAAGCTTTACAAAGTAAGCTTAATAAGCAGGCTGCTATCACGGCAAAACAATCAACTAAAGCTAAAGAAATGCAGCTTGCGGAGAAAGGCATTTATTTCTCAGTTGAAGTCACCAAGCCTTTACGTGCAGGTGAAGAAAAGACAGTCAAGCCTTCGTTGAAAGCAGCGCGTAATGTCCGTCCTCAATTGACGTCATCTGGAAGTATTTACGCTGTTGAAGGTAAAAAGAAAACTCGCGTTATGACGTTTGCTTCGACAAATCCGATTACCAAACAATCGATTAAAGGTAAAGCTTGGTTCTTCGTCAGTAAAGAAGCTGAAAAGAAGTACAGCTAATCTGTTGAATTTTCCACAAGGTAGGAGGTGATCCATATCTCGTGGACACTACGCCACGTTAAAGACTGTAGGAGAGCGTTGGGCTCCGTTACATAGCGTAACGATTCAACTGCAACTATAGGAGTTGGCTATGCCTGGTGTATATGATAGTCGCCGTTGCCGTGTTGGTGGCGGTGGTGGTAATTAAACTGTTTGGGTGAGATACATCAGTCTCACCCTTCTCTACTTAGGGGAATAATGATGAAAGTGACATTAGCTTTGGACCCATTGCAAGGCGCTTTGGTTTCAACGAGTGCGTCAGTTGTTGCAAAGGACGGCTTCGTTAATCAAACTGCTCTGGCTGCTTTGTCCAAAAAGATAGAAAAAGCTGCGTCGGATTTTACACACGAACCAAAAGTCAAGCCAGCTAAAACTTCTACCCAATTGGTTTATACAGTTCCTGGTTTAGGTTTGAAAGAAGGCCGTGTTGTTGCCAAAGCTATCACTGCTATTGAAGGTATAGCTTCTGCTAAACCTACTGTTACAGCGAAGAAACGCAAAACTGGCCCTGACTTAAAGACTTTGGTTATCACTGTTGTTGTAAACGGTGTAGGTAAAGCAGCTTCGGCGATTATCAAACAAGTTACATCGTTGGTATCAAGCTCACTTAAACCTCAGCCTGAAAAGTATTATGTTGTTTCCGCCAAGTCAAAGGTTGTTGACTTTGATGCTTCAAAACAAGCAGGCAAGAAAGGCCAAAGCACTACTTACTTAGCTCGTCGTGCAGTTAAAATTGCATTACGTTCTAAGCTTAGCGCTACTGTTCGCCTGTTGCTGCCTGTGTATGCCAAAGGCGTATTACCGGCTGCCGTTGAAAAAGAAATGATGGTTGCCGAATCTGCTATCAAACAGCACATCAAATCTATTGCAGCCCAGCAGAAAATCATTTCCGGTATTCAGGATGCCCAAAAAGCTTCCCGTGAAGCAGCCCTGGACAGCGCCGCTAAATGGTTCACTGATACACTTGGCGAAAAAGCAGTTGTTAAAGCTCAAGGTGTTATGGGCGGCTCTACAGTTATTGTCAAACTGGGCGACACTTACGTTTCACTCAGTCCAAGTGACGCATCGGCTTTTGCTAAAGCCAAACGTGCATAATATGATTCGGCTGGCATTTTGTCAGCCGTTTTCATTTCCATTGCCTACAGAACAGTAATTTATAGCAAATACACTCTGGAAGCTTTAACCATGTTTTATTTCAGATATTTAGACTCTGCGCCTATCAAAGTAGGGCAAGTAACTCTTAATCCACGACAAATCTACTATGCCTTGTATAAGGCCAAAGCATTCTGTCTAGGTCTCGATGGACAGTTAGTGCCTACTCCTATAAAGGAAGATGTACTGCAATCTATTCTGGCAAAATCACGTCCTATGACAAATATGCCGACGCTTCCTACACTGACAACAGAACGAATCAAACAAGAATCGTTGTCTGAGGCTACACCGGATAATAAAGCAGATAGTCCAGCGCTGCCTGTTATGCCTAAATCAGTAATACCTGCCAATGCGCCAAGTGAAAGATTGAAGCTATCTGTACCAAAGAAGATTAACAATCGCCCTATCGTAGGAAAAACGTCCGTTCCGATTCCAATACAGATGCTGCCGAATCCGACTAGATTCAGATCTAAGTCAGGTAAGACGGCCCTTATCTATCCGATACAGCCAGACATTCTCGATATGGTAACTGAGGCACTAAAGCATACTGGATCAATCGTTCCTTATAAAGGAAGTCGTTTGTATTTAGCTGAAAGTTTTGACTATGCTACGATGATCAGTATTATAACGCAAGCTAACCAGATGCGTAGTAAGTCGTTCCTGATTATCAATCGTGGACAACTTACTCAGATTAACGGCGGTGTGTTAGATACAAAGATTGTGGCACAGGCTATAACACACGAACTTGCCCACTATATGTGGTACTCAGGTATTGTCAAACAAACTGACGTAACAAAATTCAAGCGTATGTATTCTGAGAATAAAGAATTGCATCCTGACCAGTTTGAACATCCAGGATATAGCAATCCGTGGTCGTCAGAAGCGTGGGCGGTTCTTTGTGAGTATATGGTGCACGGCACGTCTGCGCGTGGACTCGTTACTCCTCTTGGATGGGAAATAGCTCAAGAGTATTTCCAGAATAACTATTTGAAGAACGGTAAGCCCTCGAATAAATAAGGAACCTTGTATGAAAATCAAAGTGTTTGTAAGCGAGAGCGCCGTCCAATTACGTAAATCGGACGAGTTTGACGGTTTAATGTTCCGCAAAGCAGTACGCCTAATTCCTATCGAAGACAGCGTACACGTACATGGAATATCTAAGGGTTCCACATTCTTATTAGCTAACGATGATAAAGGATACGGTGTTGTTGTTTTATTTGGAACTTCTCCTTGGCGCTTCACGGTATCTGAAACCATGTACAATCGTATAGTGGAAAAACACAGTGTACCTGCCTATATGCCTAAGATCGTAGCTAAGCTGGTCGAGAACTTGCGTAAGAACGAACATGGTGTACGTGTATTTAATCCTAAAACAGCAGGAGCACATGCCACTATCTTTAAACTGCTGTTAAGCAAGAAAGATCAAGCATCGGACTACGCAATTCGTATCTATGTTGAAAGCTCACCTTATATACATGAAAGGATGCTTATAGGTAAGAACACTTCAATGTATGTCAGGACAATCGAAGTCCCTATGTCTATAAAGACTGCGATGAAGATTAATCCTGGAAGGTACAGTGCAGACATAGTACGTAAACAGGCTAATGGTAACCAAGTAGTGCTGCGGTGGGACAACGTCGATCCTACCACAGGTGACATAGGCGAATACGCATGGCACCCGGAAGTAAATGCTGTAGCTATGGTTCGTCGTGAAGGTTGGCACCCTGATATTAAATCAACTATCAATTTAGACTAGGAGTTTGCATGAAAATCAAAGTATTCGTGAGTGAGAGTTCCAGTTCTTCAAAGACAGGAATACAACTTGCTATGCAAATGGTCCGTAAGTTTGCTATTGATAAAGCACTAGATACTAAAAACGAATTTACAACCAAAGTAACTGCGGCACATAAATACCCGGCTCAAATTGATGGTCCTAATAAAGGCATTAGAAGTAAAGCAGTAGTCATAGGAACATACTACATCGGTAAATCTCTTGTTGGTAATATAGTCTATCCTTTGAATGCTATTGTTTACATTAGTGATACCAAAAAAGCGTATCTGGTCGAAGACAGGAAATTCGTCAAAGAAATACCTGTAAAAACTTTCGCTGAAGCTGCGTTCGCATTGGAAGAATTTGTAATTGTTGGCATCAGCAATTACGAAGAACACATAAACAACATTCTTAAATTTAGTTGAACTGGAGCATAACATGAAAATCAAAATATTTGTGAGTGAAAGTTCTGCTCCGAAAAAACCAACTATAGCAGCTAAGCCATTAACTAATGCTGAAATGTTGAAACGTCGCAAAGCATCAATGAAAGCAGTTATACTATCCAAATTCCCTTCTCTTGAAGGAAAAGGATTCGTACGGCTAAGTGACCGAGAAAATGAATTACTCGATATTCTCGAAGAAGAAAAACCTAAAGGTAAAAAATTACAAGCAGTTAAGGCAGAGCTTGAGGCTGTACGTTCATTACTACGCCTTTTACCAAACAAGAAATAATCTACATATTAAAGGAGTTTTCGTATGAAAATCAAAGTATTTGTTAGTGAGAGTGCAGGACCGTCAAAAGCACAAAAAACTAAGATGCGTAGTGGTATGGTTAAAGGCGGTATCAAGCCTAAAGCGAAACGCAAAGTACATCCACGTGTTCAAGCTCAAGCCGACGCAAAAACTAAAGCCGTTGTTGCTGCGGCACTTAAAGCATACAACGACACTATCAAAAAGCAAGCCAAACTGGTTGCTATGAAACAAAAACTCCGTGAGAAAATCGGACCTAAATTCACACGTGCCCAGTACAATGAGAAGGCCCGTGAGATAGCTGAGGCAATTGCTGCACTTGTCGGCGAACGCAAAGGTATTGTTGATGCCATTAAATTCAAAAAGCTTTCACTACCTGCTGATAAAAAACTGAAGCTCTCCGATGTTACAGTTAAGGCAGTTCCTTCTAAGTCATCTATTTTGACAAAGCCTGGGAAAGCCGCCAAAGCTGCTGCTGAAGATAAAGCAGCACCTGAAGCAACGAAACAAGATAAAGATACTCTGAAAGCAATGATAGCAGGTAAAGAAGTTCCTATCAAACATAAAAACAGTTTGATTAAACTGATGCGCTCTATTATGGGTAAAGCAGTTAAAATCAATTTCGGTACGTTGAAGGCTTTCAGTAAAAAGTTACGTGAAGCAGGTAAAGCCAGAGCTGCATTGAAGGCAGATCCTAAAACAGCAATCAAAGACGCTGCTGCCTCTAAAGCCCGCAAAAAGACTATAGCGAATAAAATCTAATGCGCGTATTAGTCAGTATTGCTAAAGCTAAAGAATACCTGTATGGGATGCGTTTGCGTCCCTTCAGCTTAGGAACGCAGCCGAAAGGTCACTCACGTTTTATAGCTCCTGCTGATATACCTGAATCGATAACAAGGAAACTTCCTGAGAGTCGCTACAGGTTCGGCATCGTAGTTTATCCTAAACCACTATCCGATTCAGACATTCAACACTATTCGTTGACTGACCTGAACGGAGACGATCAAGCTCAATGGCAAAAGTTCTTTATATTTGCTCAAGAAATGCGGTCGTATGGTGTCGATTGGGATACGTTCGTCGCTGATTATATTCATCCCAAAGGTGAGCTACGCGAAAACAATCCTTTGAAGGATTTGAAAAATGCAGAGTTCTTCAAGATGGTCGGAGATCATGGATATTCTCCTAATCTAAAAGGACTTGAAAAATTCTACAAATCAATCGAAACTTACTGATGATTTTACGCTGTAATGTCTCGAAAATTCGCTGAAAAATACCGGTAAATTATTTGCTAAAAATACCGGTATTTTCGTAGATATTTTTCTGCGAAACTTAATTTTAATATATGCAGAATCAGAAGACTCTGTGTGGTGTTCTAAACAATCCGAAAGGAGAAACCGATGATCAAGCGTAAAAAGGAACCAGGTAACTCTGGTATCGTTGTCGCTGGTCGTTCTAAACATGAAGCGCAGGCCCTGTTTGCCGCAGTAGCGTATGCACAGGAAGGTAGTGTAGCTGTTTTTCAAGACAGCGATAAACGCACTTTCGTGACACACGCCTCTGCTACAGAGCCGTACAACCCGCTTACAGGTCAGAATGACTTGACCCCTTACACAGGTAATATGCCGTTCCAAGCATTAGCCTCTGTTGGTGACAAAGTGACAGTTAATTACACCATCTGTGCTGATGGTTGCGGTGCCCACTTACTTTCTGAGTCTTCTGACTTAGAATATTGTCCACAGTGCAGCACCCAAATCCCTGAATTAAGCGATTCTGAAATTGAAGCACTCAGCTCTGATGAAGGTGAAACTGGTGCCGGTACTACCGACCAGCCAATCGTAATCGTAGCTGCTCCTACTGCTGAAGAAGCGCGTGACTCTTTTGCTGCTGCCTGTCGCGGTGAAGACACTGTTACTCTGACCTCAGAGAGCGGTACTTTCATTAGCCACAACTCGGTACATTTTAATGTTGACCCAGTTGAAGGTATGGACGACCTGGAACAAGTTGAGTCAGAGACTCCGTTCCAAGCAGAAGCCTCTGATGGTAAACAAGTTGAAGCCCACCTGTACTTATGTTCTCATTCAGACACTTGCGGTAATGTTATCGTAAGTACCAGTTCTGATGTGACTGTATGTCCTTCATGTGGCGGCGGCCTGTTAGATCCACAGGACTCAGGTTGCTTACATTCTCTGTCTGCTGAAATGGATAAACTGGAAGAACTTTTCTCAGTTTCATCTGATGATGAAGACGGTGACGACGAAGACGCTGACCTGGATCTCGATGGTGATGATGAAGACCTCGAAGGCCTGGAGTTGGATGAAGACGAAGATGAAGACGGTGAGTTGGAATCTGAATCATCCGACGAAGACGACTTTGATCTTGATGCCGAATTGGCACGTTTAGAAGCTCAGGCTTCTGACGGTGATGAAGAAGACGAAGACGAGGAAGAAGAGGAGTCTGATGAAGACGAAGACCTCGATCTTGACCTCGACTTAGACGATCTGGATGCCGACGACGAAGACGAAGACGGCGAACTGGAATCTGAATCATCTGACGATGAAGACCTGGATGAAGACTTGGATGACGATGCCTATACAGGCGATGAAGATGAAGACGGTGAGTTGGAATCTGAATCATCTGCTGGTACTCATACAGGTGAACCTGTTGATGAACTGGACGTTGATATGTTGACTGCAATAGCAGCTTCTACTGGCGGTAACCTCGATGCTAAGCTGTTTGCTGTTGCGAACTGTGGTGTAATCGGTGGCGAAATCACCTGGACAGCATTCTATGACCGTACTCCAGTTGCAGTAGCTACTGCCTCTGCCGTCGACGGTAATGCTGAACTGAAACGCATCTTCTCAACTCCTACTTTCCGTGACGCAGTTATTGCTACTGCTAACGCTGATGGTATTGAACAGGCTCTGACTGATTACGGCTTCGCCCGTATCAATCCAGATATCGATGTTCAAGCAGTTGTTGAACATGCAATCATGGCTAAAGCCGAAGCCCGTGTTCAGGAAACTCTGCAACAGGTAGACGCTGAGCGTGAAGAAACTAAAACTCGTTTGATGGCTGCATTGGCTACTGCCAGCATGGGTATCAACCGTGGTGTGTTTAAAGGCAAAACTAACCCAACGATTAATCGTTTGATTGCGGCGTTAAGTGCTGCTGGTGTTGGTAATGCAGAGCAGATTGTACACACAGCCTTCCAGGACACTGGCGACCAAGCCAGCCAGATGGTTGTTGAAGCAGCTATGAACTTGTTGTCTCAGCCGCTTGAAGTACAGAACTCATACGCCGATATGGTAGCGCAAGCTTCCTATCAGGCAGCCGGCCACAAGGATGTTGAACAACGTCTGAGTGACTGGGATGTGAAGAAATCCAATCAGCAACAGTCTGTCCAGCAAGAACCACAACAGTTAGAAGCTGTTGCGAGTGCTAAAGGCAAGGCTGGTACCGGTTGGGGTAATTTATTGGCTGCCGCGGCACGCAAAAACTAAGTCATTAAGTTTCAAGGCACACGGTGCTTAGATACTTAGCTTAAATAATTCTGGAGAAAACAGTTATGTTGAACTACAAGCAATCACAGTTCTTCGAGACCAACCCGTTCGATATCCTTCCTGGCCTGGCGCTGAACGAAGAAGGTTATGCTCTGGTTTACGTCAAAGAAGACGGTAAGACCTACGTATCTACTTCTACTGGCGTTGAAGGTGAAACTTTCGCTGGTCTGAACATGAGCGTTAACCTGCCTCCTTCACGTGCGACTATGGTCGAAGAACACGTAATTCCTACTGGCGGCAAAATCAGTCTGAACCGCGTTCCTGTTACTGGCCAGTTGCTGGTTAAAGTTGCTGGCACTAAAGCAACTATCAGCGCAGGTACTTCTGCCGGTGATGCAGGCACTGCTACTGTTAACGGTAAAGACGTATTCTTCAATACCGCTGACGTAGGTAAATCAGTATTTGTTCAGTACCACTACGAACTGCTGGCTTCTGAAGCTAAGCAATTCACTGGTGATCACCTGGGCGGTGTCAACACAGCTTCTGCTGAGTTCGGTTCTACTGGTGTTGTTCAGCGTGGTACTATCGAAACTTCTATGTTTGATGCGTCTGTTGACTGGACTTCTGTTGTTCACCCGAAACTGGGCCAGAACGGTATGTTCACAGTTGGCGGCAACGGTACTCTGCTGACCAACGTAGTTGTGTTAGGCAGCCCGTCTGCTGAATCGTCTTTCTTACGTCTGGAAATCCGCGCCTAATTAGGCGCTGAGTTCTCGGTTGAACAATTTTGGAGATACAAGGTATGAAGAACTTACCTAAGCAGGGTGTAACATTTCGTCTGGCCAACGGCGGCGATTTAGCGGATCTGGTGTTGCCTGGTCAGGGTATGAAAGCCCTTAGCAGCTCAACTGGTGAAATCAACGCTTCTGGTTTTAAAGACCTGTTGCAACAACAACAAGCTTTGATGATGGCTTTAGCCAGCGGTCAAATTGTTGCTGTTAACGAAGGTCAGAAAACTTTCGCTTCAATGTCAAACGCTGATAAGCGCGACATTCTGCAAGCGGCACACGCTGACGCTGATTTGTGGGCATCTTTAGGTGCTACCATTTCTGAAGACGTCCGTGAACAGCAAACCCGTCAAGGCTTCATGTCAAGCCTGGTAATGATCAACGAACTGCGTCAAGGTGAAGCGCCACGTGTGCCAATGCCTCGTCACGATGTTCAAGCTGTTGTGGCTACTAGCCCGACTCAAATGGGTTACCAGCTGATCAAAGACCGTTACTTCTTCCCTCAGGAATTTGAACTGAAAGCAAACGTCCGTGTATCTGAGTTAGACCTGGGTCAGGCTACTCACGATTTGCTGGACCACGCTTACGGTCAAGCTCTGGAAGCAATGGTTACTGGCCGCGACCGCATTTGGAAACGTGCTGCTGATATGACTGTCGGTGTTGCTAACAACATCACTCTGATTTCAGGCCGTTTAACTCCTGCTGTTATCGGTGCACTGCGTACTCAGGTTACTGACTGGAACCTGCCGGCTACTAAAGCTCTGATCGCCAACAACTTCTGGGAAGACATCATCGCTGAACCTCAGTGGGCTGATGCTCTGACTCCAGTTGCCCAGTATGAACTGGTAATGACTGGTAAAGTTGGTACACTGTACGGCCTGGAACTGATGACAGACGGTTACCGTCCTGAGAACCAACGTGTTCTGGATCGTGGTGACATCTATGTTGTTTCTGACCGTGAGAACCACGGTGTAATGAACGTGCGTGGTGGTATCACTTCTCGTCCGACTTCTGGCGAGAATCAGGGTGAAACTACTAAGGGCTGGTTACTGAACGAAATCATGTCTTTCGTTCTGGCCAACCCACGCTCAGTAGCAAAAGCCAAGCGTTAATAGTTGGGGCTTAGTCCCCAACTTCTCCAAGTAGGAGACCGCTATGGCAAGATGTTCTGCGTTGGCATTAGTAGCGCTAGCCGCAGTAAGTTTAAGGAACGGCAACGTGGAAGAAGCCGGTCAACTGTTTGTGAACTCAATGGCTCTGCCTGATAGCGAAGAAGCTGTACGTTTCTTGCTGCAATCTAGTGCACCCGACCTCTCCGTTACAAGCAGTGACTTTGGTGATTTAGGCCACGATGTTGAACTTGAAAGCTTGGCTTCACTTTCGCGTCAAATCTCAATCAGTATGGAAGCAGAACGCACCTGTGCTGATACATCGGAAGGGGCAGACAGCGAAACGTAATGTTGTGCTATGCAGGTGATGCCCTCTCACCTTCACCTAGCAAAACACAACCTACTAAGTCTCGTTTAAAACTGAACCCAGAGCCGAGGTGACTTTGCTCTGGGTTTTTTGCTTTGGGTTCCCGAAATGGCAGCAAACATAACTGGCGATGAATCTGGAATAGAGATTACCATCAATGCTTTTATGATGAAATTCCGTAAACTATTCGGTATCGATATTATTTGGATAACCGATGAAGAGACGGTAATTGAAGCTATAAGAAAGCATAGAAAGGATGCCCGTGGCGTTGAAAATGACGACACTGATTTATATCCGTTTGCAATAATCAAAATATCATCCGCTGGCGTTTCAGATGATGCTCCTAATCCACGTGTGACAGCGCGTTCAGGCTCAGGACTTTCTATATCTGGCGACATGGATAACACTTACATACTCAAGCATTATAAGTTCTGGTCAAACATTAACTGTGAGCTTGAGATAAGAACAAATAGCCTTCAATCAGCCTGTAAGCTTGTTGAACGTCTTAGTATAGCTTGCTGTACAAAAGCACTGTACACTGGCGTTACTATAGAGGCAGATGATGAGGGTGGTACTGATTCCTGGAACGTAATAGTTCAAGGTGCAAGATCAGTTGCGTTCCCTACTTCGAGTAATGAAGCTACTGACGGACCTCGCGTTTACAAAATAAACCATTCACTGGAAATGCGTAGTCAATTCGGTGAATACAAAGCCGTTCCTAAGATTAATAACGAAGGACGTGTGACAACTAATATTGTTGCTGGTAACAGCCCTGCAGTGGAGGTGCCTTGATGTCAGTCAAAGATATGCGTATAAATCGCTACAGGCAATCTGGAAAAACACTTACTTTCAGTGTGCAAGGTGTCTGTACTACGCAACATACCCGTGAATCTATCTTGCACAATTCGTCCAGTGTACGCATTGGGCCTGATGCTGCTATAACTAGCTTGGACACCGCTGTGTCCTTGACTTCTGCCCACGTCATCGAGGAAGGTAAAATTACCCGCTTCATCAGTATTACAGCCGCACACAAATTCCGGCTCATGTACAAGCTTCCTGGTATGACTGACCCAATATTATTCGCTGTTCCTGATAAGATGTTTATTATGATGGGACCTATATTGGGCGAGCTTACTGTAGTCGGTGAATATGAAGATCCTATTCGCTGTACCATACAGTATTCATAATTTATTGATGAAGACACAACTGGAGAACACTTATGTCCATACGGCCTAATAATCCCAGTGCAGGTGTTTACACAAGTGAAATTGATCGTGCCGTAGGCCAGCGTACATTCTCTGTATCAACAGGTGTAATTTGTGCTGCTAGCCATCGCGGTCCTGTCATGCAACGTGTGAAATTAACTGACACTGGACGATTGAAGTCGCTGTTCGGTAAAAAAGATCCAAAGACAAGCTACGGTATTCACTGTGCTGAGCATTTCCTGACGGAAAGTAACAGCCTGTTCTATACCCGTGTTGCTCGGGATGCCAAGTTCGCTGGTATTATGATTCGTACAGTAAGCAATTTCTGTGCGCCTATTAAACTGGCACAAGGTATGACTGACCCAGCACAAGCTGCTTTAACTGGTAACGACATCATGTTAATCAGTGCAGAGAATCCCGGCAAGTGGGGCGATGACCTGTACGTAGTGATGTACCCAGATGTAAACGATCCAGACTACCAGCAGTTTTTTATCGAAGTGTATGAAGGCGATTCAAGCGTACCTGTTGAGAAGTATGCCTGTACTACTTTCTACAAAAAATCAGAAGACGGTAAACAGTTATTCGTAGAAGATGTGGTTAATACTTTCAGTGACCGCATTCGTGTACGTTTCAACTGGAACCATCCTGAGTTCCAACAGACTGACGAGCCTGTGTTGATTAATGCAATCATTGGTGGTCCTTCTGATGCTCTTACTGGTGTTAACAACGGCCAGTTCTTCGGTGGTGATAACGGTGTTGACCCAACAATCGGTGACTATCTCCGTGCGTGGGACCTGTACCGTGACTACGAAGAAGTAGACGTGGACATCTTAATGAGTGCTGGCTATACCAATGAGGCAATACTGCACAAAATCAATGAGATTGCTGCTAATCGCCTTGACTGTATAGCTGTGTTGGACTTACCAGAAAACTTAGTACGTCCTGACCGTGCAATCAACTTCCGTCGTAACACATTGAACATGAACAGCTCTACGGCTGCATTGTATGCTCCTTATCTCAAACTGTTTGATGATGATAACTCTCGCAGTTACTTTGTTCCTCCGAGTGGTAAAGTTGGTGGTGTGTTTGCACGTACAGACCGTGTAGCCAAATCTTGGTTTGCTCCTGCTGGTACAAATCGTGGTGTGTTGTCCGGTGTTGAAGCACTTGGCTATGACTACGATCAAGGTGACCGCAATGCACTGACTGAGAACCAAATCAACTATATCCGCAACATGAGCGGCTATGGTAACGTGATTTGGAACGCAGATACACTGTACGGTGTTGAGTCTCCACTGAACGACATCGGTGTGCGCCGCTTGTTAGCAATACTGCATCGTATTGTACGTTTCGGTCAACTGTCTTCTGTGTTCCAGCCGAACGACAGTTTCCTTCAGTCTCAGATTAACCGTCAGATGCGTGATATGCTTGAGCCTATCCGTGTTGACCGTGGTCTGGATTGGTATGACGTTGTGTGCGACAGCCGCAACAATCCAAACGAATGGGTTGCTAATGGTGACCTGGTGTGTGACGTGTTCCTCGATCCAACACGGTACACGAAACGTATTCATCTTAACGCGATTGTTCCTAAACGTGGTGCTATCCGTTTTGCTGAAAGTTTAGTTGATCGCAGTTAATGGAGCGAGATAATGGCTAAGGTAACATTAAGTGAATTTAAGTCCGTAGGCGATCCTTTGCTGTCAGATAGCTTTGAGTTAGTTATCCCAGCATTGCCGCCAGGACTTCCTTCAGACGGTGGCCGTGCGTTCCGTCTGCAATGTAAGACGTTCATCAAACCCGGTCAGACAATTGAAGAAGTATTACAGGAAGCTCACGGTCACACGCTGCGTTATGCAGGCCGTAAAACTTTCTCTGGTACTATCAGTGCTGAGTTCGTGGAAAACGCTGACATGCGTATTCACAAAATCTGTGAAGACTGGGCAAACATTGAACGTACTACAGAAGAACAACGTGGCTTGTTCAAATCTGAATACGCCGTTACTGCA